AACGTTCCACCACATCATGCTGGAATTGATGCTTGATGTACCTGGAATCTGAAGATATGAAAAATCTCTTATGGTCCAAAATTTTTCAGTTGGCAGCTTTGTTACCCAATTTATATCTCTACATATCACCACATCAAGATCAAAATACAATAAATCGTCTGAATAATGCGCTGGGTCGAACAGCTGCATCTTGTACCACCAAGACTTTCTGGCTCCCATAACGCCCGGCCATTCGGTCAGTGCATGCTTGATCATGTAGACCGGCACCTGCCTGGCAGCTTCGGTATACACATGCAATTTTATTTCACCAAGATTTCGCCGTATCATGTTGTACAGCCGTTCAACATAGATCCAGTCATACACATCTCCGTGTATCACACAGGCACAATTCACAGGACTGACTGTATTCTTTTTAGCCATTGGCCTGTTGCCAGTTCTTCAACTGTGTATTCTGTATGGCAAATTTCTACCAACCATTTGTCCCTGTTGATGTTATATGGAATTTCAATGTTGGCCATGTCAATTCCAACAGGGTGTGCCAAACTTGACGCATCCACAACAGGCCTACATCCTGCTATGGCTGCTTGTATTCCTGGGCCCGAATTGTAATTTATCACAGCATGGCAATCAAATCTCAAGTCAAAACTGTCATAGGTTCCTGGTATTTTTTGTGGTTGTTGCATTGCTATGTCATCTGGCAAGCGCAGCACAGACCTGGGGTGGGACCGAACACAAATGGGACGATCCGTATATTTACGCAATTCCGTAATTTGTTTCTGCGCCCAAGCAGCTTGATCTATGCCAGCCACTTGCAAACTTCTGGCATGTTGTAATACAATTACTATGTCTGGATTTGAACTAATAGTGATAGCTTGGCTTATTTTTAATTTCTTGGGTCTGTCCCAATCCAGTTTTTCCTGGTGCCCATAGTAGCCATCTGCTGTGACATTGTTCACCGCCACTTTCCAGGTGTTGCCCCGATACAATGAACCTACCTCGGCAATGATAACTGGTTTGTTTTGGGCACGATAATGTTCATACACTTGTTGATTTGCTGCCATGCGGCCTGACCATAGCACACTCCATATCACAGCAGCATCTGCAGTCATGCTGTTTTCTTGAGTCTGTATCTTTGCGGATTGCAAACAGTCCAGCACTGCGCTCATTGCAGGACCAGAATTTATGGCGCATTGAGAAGGAAAGTAGGCAATAGTTTTGATCATAAGTATTGGCAATGAAATACACAGTATGTACCACATTTTCAGCCAGCGGGTATGAAAAATACGGTCGACGCATGATACAGACTTTTTTACAGAACTGGCCACAAGAGGTCAATCTTGTGGTCTATGCAGAAAACTGTATGGTATCCGAAAGCGCAGTCAATCTTGTAGTGCACGACCTTGAAACTGCTAGCCCAGATATGGTCACATTCAAGCAGAACTGGGGCCTGGATCCCAGAGCAACCGGGCAAGGGCCCACTCCTGCTCGCAAAGATGCTGGCAAAACATTCAAATGGGATGCTATTCGTTTTTGTCACAAGGTGTATGCTGTATGTGCAGCTGCCAAAACGTGCCAAACTGATTGGTTGATATGGATGGATGCTGATATGGTGTGCCACAAACCAATCATGCTAGACACAATAACACAATTTGTCCCCAACAATCAAGATCTGTGCTTTTTGGGACGTTGCGGAAAGTTTAGTGAGTGTGGCTTGTACGCCATGAATTTGACCAGTGAAGTTACTGGGAAATTCCTGGCAGATTTTAAAAACTACTATGACCACCCCGAGTCAGGTATTTTTACTCTGGCCGAGTGGCACGATAGTTTTGTTTTTGATGCTGTAAGAAAACGTCATGCTCTACGAGAACTGGACTGGACTGGTCATATAATCACTGGCGAAGGGCATCCGTTGATCAATTCAGCCTGGGGTCGCTACCTGGACCATCTCAAGGGTGACAGAAAAAACTCAGGCAAAAGTTGGAGCAATGATTTCAAAGTCCAACGCAATGAGCCATACTGGCAAAATTTACAAAGAGGTAGTTAATGTACGAATCGCATGGCTGGTGGTTTCCTGATGCCGAGGACCACTTCCCTAAAATGATTAGCAAAAATATTTCTAGGGGCGGACCCGCAGAATATCAACAACCGGTTAGACTCCGCAGTCTCGGTTATGTTACTAAACACCGCACCGCATTAGATATAGGTGCCAATGTTGGGTTATGGAGTCGCGACTTAGTTAAGCACTTCGGGTGTGTGGTTGCATTTGAACCGGTGCCTATATTCCGTGATTGTTTACAACGCAATGTGTCGGGGGGAAACTTTTTTATATCTCCAATGGCACTCGGTGACAAAGATACGCTAGCAACCATGAAAATAACACCGGGAAACACCGGACACACACATATCGATCCAGCTACTATCGGCACAGGCGATACCGTTGTTGTTAAACTAGACAACTTGCACCTAGACAATGTGGACTATATTAAAATAGACTGCGAAGGATACGAGTACCGTGTATTGCAAGGTGCAGAACAAACTGTTAAAACATGGCAACCTGTTATTGTAATAGAACAAAAACCCCACGACGCGTATGCTGATCAATACGGACAACATGCCGCAATTGACCTGTTGCAAAATTGGGGTATGATAAAGTTAGACCAAGTTAAAGATGATTGGATTATGGGATGGAAATAGTTAACCCCGGATATAAGCAGCAACTCCAAGAATTACACCAAGACAATCGATTTAATCGCAGTGGCAGCAAACTGTTGAAAAAGATACAACCATTTCTAGATCAATACAATCCTAGTTCAATTTTAGATTTTGGATGTGGGCACGGTCATTTGATAGAATCCATCCAGTCTCAATATCCTAATATCACCGTAGATGGCTATGACCCAGGGTCGATACAATATCAAACATTACCAACTGGCACATTCGACGCGGTAGTAAGTCTAGATGCAATAGAACACATTGAACCCGAATTGTTAATAGTAAATTTTGAAAAACTAGACGCTATGATAAAACGCTGTGCATTTTTTCGTATTGCATGTTATCCGGCTAAAAAGAGGCTACCAGACGGGCGTAATTGCCACTTGATCGTAGAACATCCAGATTGGTGGCGCAGTAAATTACTAACCACCATGAATGTAAATATTGTCAAAGAAAAAATATTAGTTTTTGACAAGAGCGCAAGGTGGCCCGGAGTAGTCGGACACATTTATGATGTTGTGCTAGAAAAAAAGTAATCGCTATTTACTGAGGCATGGCAAGAATTTTTGCCATATACGCCCGGCGCGCCCATCATCGTCGCTCCAATGTGCTGTTGCCAGGTCATACATCCACTGTTTTCGTTCGAATTGGACTGGAGATTTAATATCAACTATGTTCTTATTTGCCACTGACCATGCTACACAACTTGAATCATCAGCAAATACCGGCAGACCGTGACAAGTAGCTGCTACACTAGCCGAACTGTTAAACAATACAACACTGTGCGATCCAACTATGTTGTCCGTTAATTTTGACTGTTGAGGGTCTATTATTTGCACACCTCGAGTTTGCGAGAATTTTTCAAAATCAATTAGGGTATATGCACCAGGGTGTGGTCTCACATGTATCGGTTGGTCACTTATTCTACGAATCTCTTGTATTTTGTTATCTAGCCAAACTAATGGATTTAAAGTTTTCATGGCGAAACCGCCGTCGCGTTGCATACATATTAGAATATGACCATCGATGTTGTTTTTATCAGGTTCCATACTAACTCCCAGGCTTTGGCTGATTTCAATCCATTTAGCATTGTTGCTGTTGTTATTGGCATATTCAGAACGATCATAAAATGGGCCCCCGAGACTGTATCTAAGATAGGTACTGTTATCATCAACATATTTGAAACAGCTGGCATCCACACACATGGTATGAAATCCCAAACTTTTTTGTTGTTGTATGATCTGTCGTCGCAGAGAAATATTGGCGCCGCCGGTATTGGTAGTTGCCCACCCTAATATTACTGCTAGTCTGGACGGTGTATATTTGTAACTGTGCTCTAGTTTTACACCATGCCCAGTGTGTTGTACTCCTTGGGCAAAACTTTCCAAGCAGGCAATTTTTCTTGGATGTTTTTTTGGATTGGCAACACTGCTGATGTAAACCATGCAGTCAATGGTCATTTAAAATCTGCCAAGCGGTGCCGTTTTGCATTTCTAATTCAGTAAACTGACAATAAGACAGGTGCCTGGCCCAGGCTGCCACTTCATCCAATGCCGGAATCTTTATGTTTTCAATCTCCGACAGGTGTTGACTACACATGGCGGCAGCGGCATTGGGGCCCAAAGTGATGGCCGGAATACCATGCAGTATTGCTTCCCCGGCAGCAACGCTTGAA